ATAAATGAATCCAACTCCTTACCTTTGACAACCATCAACTCTTTACAATCACTNGGGATAAACTCTTCCCTACGCGCAAAGAGATCATCCAACCTATCCTTTAAAGTCATAGTCATCCCAAAAGCGTAAGTGTTAGCAGAATTTTTGTTGGAATAATATTTGCTTTCACTCATTTTTCCAACAGTCCTTCTCAGGTATTGGAAAAAGAAGATTGCAACATCCAAATCACCTTTCGTTCCCAGAAAGGAGAAGCCCCAAATGTTTTTTACCCATTCAGTTCTTCCAACAATCTTACAATCAAAAACTTTTGCAATACATCCTGCAAGATTGAATTCCCAATTCACTCTGACACCCTCAGCTCCATCAACATCAATTTTGACAAAGTTCTCCGATTTGTTGATATTAGCTTTGAGATCAGCAAATTCCAGGGAATAATCAGCCATAAGCTTTGCTGCCATTCTTTTTGCGCTTTCAGCTTCATTGCTATTGGAATTCTTATCATCATTCCCAAGCTCCAACAACTTCAAAACCTTTTGGATCATTTCTTGCTTCTTGTTTTCCATCTTTTCTCTCCTTTTCTTTAGTGGAACATAATCGTTCCAGAATTGCTTCATACCTTAGCATGAAACAACTCCGCAATGATTACTTTTGGATGATTTTGTAAATGAAATATGCAAGTACATAGCTGATTCCAAACAGAACCAGAAAAGCAAGACTGTAGCCCATAATCACTTTACTGCAAAGCATTGTGTTTTCCATTGCTATTCTCCCAGGGTCTGTGCAAGGCCATTTATTTTCCGACACTCTTCTTGAACAACAGGGTGCCAAACAGGATTGATTTCTGAGCCAACGACATATTCCTTGTGAGCCCACATTCTGAATTGTTTTTCCTCTTTGTTCGACAAACTACGAAACATTGGATTATTACTTTTGTATTCCATTTTTCTCTCCTTTTCTTTTTCATAAGTTTCCCAGGACAATTACTGTAATTGTCCTTTTGGGATTCAAGCACCTCAATAGACATCCGAAAAGATGTATATTCAAGAACTTGGGATATGAACTCTATCTAAGCAGTTCATACCCTTCAGCCCCAAAGAAAAAAGAGAGAGAAAACCCTACCCATCATGTTGTTCCTTCCTTCCGGTTCGCTGCAAGCTCAAAAACTTTAAGAAAACCTTTGGAAATCCTGTCAATTCAGGCGCATTCTCGGGAAACTACCCTTCCCTGCTTTGGATCAATTTTGTTGTAGGACGGGACTCAGGCTCACTGGAGGCTACTGCCTGACGACATAAAAGGGAAACAATGTCATCATCCCCTTATGGGTGCAAGCTGTTTATTCAGGAAAAAATCCTTATTGACAACTTACAGAATGAGAAAGACAATTGAAGTGGGCAGCACGATTATTACCTGTTTCACCCTTACTTACATGGGAAAGTGTTATCCTGTATCTCATGTTTTCATGAGCGCTGATAATAATCTAAAGAGCCTTGACTATGACACGGATAAAGTGTCATAGGAACGTGTCAATCGCACGTCCTATAATTGATAACCTCTTAAAATATTGACTATCAATTACCTATCTAATATACGCCCTATATATATATAGTCTATTTCGTTGTCAAGCGTTTTTTTTACTTTCCTTAGTATTTCTTTTGGAGCTCAATTATTTCCTATACATAGCAAGGTTTATGGGCTTCTAATATAACAAATTCCGAACTCGTAAAAACCCCAGCAAAATTACACAATTTACCCTTTGCTCCACTTCTCGGCCCTGAATTCCTGCTCCAAAACCTGAAAATGCAAGCTGCTAACTTATTGATTTTGCTAAGATATAAAATGCATAGCAAAATCAATAAGTTAGCAGCTTATGAATAAAATCAATAAGTTAGCAGCTTATGTCCAGTATAGCCCCTAGCTATAAAAAATATATCAAAATGCAAAGAAAACGCTTGACATCCTATATAATAGCATGATAAAGGAAAAGCGTAAAAAATAATGATCTTTGACAATAAGCTTTTGATTGCAAGAAACTGCACTCAGAACGATATATTGAGAAAGGAAACAAGCAAGCTCTAAATGCTTGCAAAAGCCTTTTTACGATACTGTATAAACAAACTATGAGAAAAGGGGAAAAATCATGACAAAAATCGTAAAAAGAGGCGAAAAAGGGAATTTGATTGTCGTATCAGGTGATGCTAGTGATAATGCGATTAGAGCGTTTTTTTCTAAAGCGTCTGTTACTAACTATAGACTCAAAGAAACCTCTAAAGTGAGCCAATGCAGTGTCATTAATAACATGATCAAGGCTGAGAAAAAAATTTCTGAGATTGCAACAAAATTGATCAGTATGAAGTTATTCCCTGCTAATCCTGAAAAGTACGAAGGGCAGGAAGAAACAAGGATTTTTAAAGCTTGCGTGCAAAGAGTCAACACGCACTTAGCAGCAAGCAGAGCAAGGGGAATTGATTTGAGAGCATAGAGTAAACTAGGGTAATATCAAAGATAAATGATATTGCCCTTTTTCTTTGCCTAAAAAACAGGAAAAGAAGACCTCATAAACACCTAAAATTAGCAATTCTTGACAACAAACCTAAGCATAAAACAGGGTAAACGATAGAAGACAAAGGTAAGAAAAAATAAAGCCTTTAAGGGGCATTAGAATTGATTGCCCTCTGTATTGCAGTGATAGCAAGGATTGTAGAAGGTAAAAAACGAGGTAAATTTGAGTTATCAACAGCCTAAAACAGCCTAAAACAGTAAACTACCCTCTTAAAGGCACTTTTAAGGCGCGGGATAGGCTAATATAGCTAATAGATAGCTGCAAAGAAAATAGAGAAAAGCTCAGGTCTAAAAGAAGGAAAAGAGTAAAAGGGGAAGCATAAGAGTAAAAGGGAATAGATACTGAGAAGAAAAGGAAAGATCGTAAAAGCTTTTGAAGAAGTGATGCTAAGAGAAATGTAAAAGAGAAAATATAAATGTAAAAGAGAAATGACTAAGCAAAATGCTTGAGAGTCTTTTTCCCCTTCTTTTATCCTGTTCTTCATTCCAGAATAGCATAATGATATATATTTGATAGTCAAGGCAGGGTAAAAAACAAAAAACCTAGTAATATCAATGAAGTTTACATAATGTATCTTATAGGACGCAACATCTAAGTCCCTGTTATCATTACCTTAGTGTTTAACTGTCTGTTATCATTCCCTTCGTATCTAACTATCTGTTATCATTAGCTTTCCACCCCCCTCGATCTATCTGGATATGGGGGCGGAAGTTTTTTCAGACAGGGACCACCCCACAATTTATTTCCCATTACTACTAGCCCTTCTTACCTATTCCGTTCTATTAAAAGGAGTAAAACCATACTCTACTATCTAGAGCAATACATCTATTCCCGACTCAATATAAGATTCCCAGAACAGAAAAGAAACAATTGCTTCTATCTCCTCTACTGCTCTGTTTGGAACAATGTATATTCCAATTGCATAGAACACTTAAAAATGAAACCCAAAGACAATAAAATAAAAGAGCTTAAAATACTCAACCTTCCCCTCTGTAGTTTGCAAAATTTTATTTCTTTAAATCAAGCACTTACAAACGGGTCATTTTTACCTGTTATCCTTTTTCACTATCGTTAATTTTAACGGAAATGCAGTTTTATGATATAATGCTTTTACAGGAAGATTTGACATTAAGTGTCCGTTGTGTTATCTTGCTCGTGAATAAATTTTTTATTGGAAAAGGAATCTTGATTATGGGAATGGACTTAACTAAAAACAGTTTTGATTTTAATAAAGGGGACATCCGAGAAGGGATGAAGTTGTTTGCCTGGGATGGGATACAAGATTGCTCTGCTGTCCTCTGCTGTGTTTTTGATAAGTGTTTGTTTCTGAAACGCGGGAAGTGTGCAGTGCATGTAAACTATATCCGTCAACTTACAGACACAATTGCTTGTTCTTATAAATACCTTGATGAGATGCAGTATTTTAAGATTGGGATGCAGATAGTTCCTTTGTATTCCCATTTGCTTAGATTGAAATTACTCGAAATGTCTTTATCTCAAATCGTGTTTGAGAATAATAAAGGGATTAAGTTTATTCATCCTGTGTATAAAGAGATAAGGCAGACGTTAATCACAATTCATATGATGTGGAAAGACTTGGAAATAACTCCACACATAGCAGACCCTTCATTAGTTCCTCTTTCTTCTAGCAAGATGGAATCCGATCATCTGAAAAGCGAAGAGGATATGATGTTGAATGGAGACGGGACACATTATGAGCGGATTTCTCAATTAAGTGAAACTAATCCCGACGGAACGCGGAAAAGGAAGATTCGATGACAATTGCTAAGACTCTTTGGAGTCCCACTGAAGGTATAAGAAAACCTGTGCTTAAGAAAAGAACTAAAGAACAGCGGGTTTTGAAAGGTAAGTCTATTGAAGATGTTTTTCATGATCAACGAGTAGCTGAAGAGGTCTTGGAATCAAAGGTGAAGCACACGGAAGCTCTTGAAAAAGAAAATGCAGTAGATGACCTGCCTATTGATGATATTCCTTCTCTTGACGTTCTTGATTCAGTTGTTGCTGACGGGATTGATATTGATACTCTTCCTCCTTATGAGATATATGAACCTGAGAATTATAAAGATGGGCCTGAAGGATTTATTCGCTGGGTTGAAGATAATGTATCTATTCCTATTTATCCTGAAGGAAATGACATTGCTGTTTGGACTCCTGTGAAAGATTTGCCTAAAGAGCTTAGTACTGAGACAGGCAGAAGCTATTGGGGCTTTTGGAACTCACAAAAACCTGTTTTCCGTCAAGCTTTGCGAATGATTGATAGCAGGTTTATTTATAAGTTGATTATCTTATGCTGGCCTCGTGGGGACGGGAAGTCCCTCATTGCTTGTTTAATTCAACTCTGGAAGTTTTGTAACTGGCCTAGACAGCAGATTGTTTTGGGTGCTAATTCTAAGGAACAAACTAAATTTGTCCATTACGATATAATCAAAGATATTATTCTCAACAGTCCTCCTCTTTTGAGAGTTATTGGGAAACGAAATATCTTAGAAAAAGAAATTCGTCTTAAAGACAGCAAAGGAAATGTATCTTCTGTTATTCGGGCAATATCTTCCTTTTCGGGTATTGTTTCTAATATAACAGGATACACCTTCTCGGAAATGTTTGATATGAAGAACCCAAAGTTCTTTGTACAGCTTGACGGGTCAATGAGAAACGTCCCAAACTCGTTAGGTGTAATTGATTCTACAGTATCAACTAAAACTCATATCCTTTATTCTCTGTTTACCTCTTTTGTTAAGAAGCAGAGCAAGACATTGTATTTTAGTTATCGGTACAGTCGGGAAGCAAATTATCAAGACTATTGGTCACCCAATATGACCCAGAAGCAGCTTGATGATTATAAGATAAAGTTTCCTTTAGGTGATTTTGAAAGGTACTTTAAGAACACCTGGGGTAGTGTTGCTGATAAAATATTTTCTGAAGAGATAATTGAATCTATGGCTTATGCTGGGTATAATAATCGAGTCGGGAATTTTGAAGAAATCAATAAAGCTGTTACTACTCGATCAAAAACGAGAGAGCAGATGGAAATGCTTATTATGGAATCGCAAGGTGCTTTTGCAGGAGAAGATTATTTACTTTCCAATAGAAAAGTAATTGAGGAAACAACCCAAGGACTTATTCCAATTGAAAAGTATTATAAATTAACAGACGGGTTCTCTCCTAGCTTTGCTTCTGTTTCTGATCTTCAAGTAATGAGCGATCTATTTGATACGAACTGGGCTATATTATGTGGATTTGATAGAGCTGATCCTATGAAGGGAAGTAAACACGGGGCAAGAACAATGTTTACTTGTGTTGCTAAAGGGCTTCCGGGAAGCAGAACTCATTATAGACCTTATGATGAACAGGGAGTGACACCAAATTATATATATTTGTTGATTCATTTGGTTAATGTGGAAACTCATTCTTCTGAAGATTTAAAAGCAGTGATTGAAACTTGCCATAAGGAGTATGATGGGATTGATTCAATGTGTTCTGAAAGATGGGCTTCTTGGGACATTGATCCTTGGTGTAAGGAAGAGGATATTCCCCTTGAGATTATTTTTCCTGTTTATGATAAACAGAAATCAGCTTTTTCGGATTTATTCCTTGCTGTGTCAAAAGGAAGATTCAAAGCACCTACAGTTTATATTTCTGGAAGCAAAGAAGAAGACATCCTGCGGGAAGAAATGACTATTTTTTACCATGATCCTGATAAACGATGGTTTGGAAGTCCTGAGAAGAATGAAAAATATGGTGTGCAGGATGATACAATGTTTGCTCTTGCTTGGACTGTGTATGGAGGGAGAAATCTCTTTGTTGATAATTTTAGAGTACGAAAAGGGAATGTTTGGTTTGGAAGTATGATAGAGAACAAACAATTACTAGGTAAATGGTAAAAGGAGGCACAAGATGGGTTTTCTAATCAAATTGTTAGGTTTTTTCTTAATTTACAATTGGCAGTATAAGAAACGCGGGCCTGTTAAAAGAAAGAAAATTCCTTTTATTTTAAGGTAAAAAGGCTTAGAAAATAGGTAAAACTAAGATTTTTTAAGAAAAAGCAATCTTTTCTTGACTTTGGCAGCAAACCCTACTATTGTTTTCTCACTAGACTTTGAGAGGAAACAATATGGTTAAACAAAAAGTAAATTCTTCTTTACAAGCTCTCAATAAGCTTTCTGATGATGATCTAGCTCTACTTTCTTTTTCTTTGCCTTTACAGTATGGTTCAGGTGTAGAAGTGGATAGTTCTAAAGATGCAGATGGTTTTTCTATCTCCGGAAAAGATAAGTACATAAAATACACAAGAGAACAATTACAAGAAGAGTGTTGGAACAAATTCAATACTTCTCCTCATTTAAATACGGCTGTTCGTGGAGAAGTGGGAAGACATGCAGGATTCGGATTTGAAATCACTTCTGAGTTACGAGAGATTCAAGATGTTATTGATGAAGAATACTATGATCAGAGAAATAGGCTTTATAATTTTCTTCCTAAGTATGTTGGAAGAGCAATCATTGAAGGGGAGCTTTTTCTTAATCTGACCGTCCATGATGATTCATTTATTGAAATAGATTTTGTTGATCCCGGTGTTATTTCGGGGGGAACAGGATGTAAGGACGGTATTCTTTATCATCCTTCAAAAACATTAATGCCTGTTATTTATAATGTAAATGGACAGGATGTTAATGGTTTGGCAGTTAATGAACAAATTCCCTCTATAAATGTTGCTCGGTATCCTAATATTCTTAGTGAAATAAAAGGAGCTGTAGGAGCAGGAGCAATAAGTGAAGAATTATTACAGAACAGCAAGACCCCAAAAACAAAGTTTAAAGGAATAGGCGGATTTAAAAGGTTTATTGTTTCTTGGGATCGTTCTTTTATTTCTGATCGAAACATTCCTTATTTAAGAACAGTCATTGAATGGTTGAATTTTTATGAGCAATTAAAGAAGTATGAGATTGATCATAAGAAGTCTTCTGGTTCTTATTTATGGATTGTAACAATTGAAGACCCAAAAGCATTTAGAACTTGGTTGGGCATGACAGATGAGGATAGACGGAAGACGGGGATTATGGCGAAGAAGTCTCCTGGCTCTACTATTATTCTTCCTCCTGGAATGAAAATGGTAGCTTCTAATCCTAATCTGCCAAAGATTTCTGATTCAGACACAGACATACTTCATATGATAACTTCAGGATTAAATGAACCTGAAGATATTGCTACCGGGCAATCAAAAGGCACATTTGCTTCTGTTAAAGCAAGCAGAGGGCCAATGTCTGATCGTACTGCTGATGAATTATCTTATTTTGAACGATATTTGAAGCATGATTTATTTAGTGCTATTTTCTTTTTGAAGTCAGCAGTTGGAAGTTTTCCTTCTGAGTTTAAGAGGAGAGAAGCAATTGACTTTAAGAAAGGAGGGGAACCGGTATTTGAGAATGTAAAGAAAAAGCCTGAATTTTTGATTGAGATTCAATTTCCTGCTTCTGAAATTAATGATTCGGCTGATAAAGCTTCTGCATTGCTCGGAGTTAAGCACGGTTCTCTTTATGATACGCTAGGAATACCTAATCAAAGGATTGCTAAGAAACTTGGGTTTGGCAATTATAAGAAAATGAGGTTAGAACAACAGACAGAAGAAGAAATCTACCCTGAACTTGCTCCTCCTGTGGATGCAGGTAATCAGCAATTAGAACCAAATGCAATAAAACCCACATTGAAGAAAAAAGCAAAAGGAGGAGCAAATGAGTAAGATAAGACCTAGTTTTGTTGCTGATGGACATGGGGAAGCAATTCAAGGAGTGTTAAAACCCACAGTTGCACAGAAAATGACACTTAGCGGTCTTCCAAACGCAAGAACATCAGTTGACTTAACAACAATGATTGTGGAGGTAACACCTACAGTAGCTTGCAATTTTGATATAGGAGATGCTTCCATTGTTGCAAAGAGCGGGGAAGGTTTTTACCTAGCTGCAAATGTTCCTCAATTATTTAATGTTGGGGAACATACTAGAATCGGAGCACAGGCTTCTGTTTCTGGAGAAATAGGAACTTTGTTTATTACTGAATTGTCTTAAAATAAAATTTTATTTGACAGTGGTTTTAAATAAGTGTAATAGAATAATCAACGGGGGTAGAGAGCATGAACAAAGACAAAAAGGGAAAACAAACTGTTCCTGTTTCCGCTTTTAGTTTTACGGATTCAGACGCCTTTGCTAAGGTAGATGCTGAAGGGAATGTTGACATTCTTGCTTATTCGGGAAAGCCCTTTCAGCATTGGTACTGGGGAAATTTTGCAATTGATGTAAGTGGAGCTCTGTTTGCACAAAAATTTTATCCTGTTTTAGAGCAACACAGTGTAATGGCAAAGGTTGGTTTTTCAACGAAGCCTTTGATCGACAATGGTCAACTTTCTATTAAGAGTATGTCTTTTTTAAACACTCCTGAATCTTTAGCTTTTCAAGAAAATAGTAAAGCGGGCTTTCCTTACCAGGCAAGTATTCAGGGAAGACCTACAATTCTGGAGGATATTGCAGAAGGGGAAAGTGTTGAGGTAAATGGGCATACTTTAAAGGGGCCGGGTACTGTTTGGCGTAAATGGTCTTATATGGAAACTTCAGTTTGTGTGTTCGGAGCTGATCCTAATACAAAATCGAAAGCTCTTTCTGATGAACAGGAAGAGATTGAAGTTGATTTTCTGAAAAAAGAAGACCTCTTTGATTCAGAAGAGGAAGAAGTGGAGAATAATAAATCAAAGGAGGTGACTAGAGTGGACTTAAAAGAGTTGAAGGAAAAAGATTTAGCTGCTTACTCTGCATTGATGCAGGAAGCAAGAGATTCTGTTAAGCTGGAAGTTAAGACGGAGATTGAAACTCCTCTTACTGCTAAATTGACGGAATTGAGCACAGTGGTTTCTCAGCAGTCCGAGAAGATTCTTTCTTTTGAAAAGACTGAATTGATTCGGAAAGAGGGGGAGAGGAAAGCAAAGGCTGATTCTATTTGGGCTAGCAAACTTGCTTCTTCTGATATTCCTGAACATCTTTTTGCTAAGGTACAGGCACATGTATCTTATGTGAAATTTGTTTCAGAGGCGGGTTTTGATGAAACTGCGTTTGCTGCTGCTATTGATGCAGAGATTGCAGATTGGACGAAGGGCGGAGTGAGCAAATCTATCATTGGGATGGGCTTTACTCAAAAAGAAGTAGAGGGACAAACTGCTCAGTTCGTAGCTGATAATGTTTGGATAAAGGACATGGCTAAGTTAGCTGGTCAGACAATTCAATAATATAAAAAGGAGGTGAGCTTTAGATGACGATACATGGAGAAACTCCTTATCAGGTTCAGGGTGCAGAAGGCTCTTACAAGAGACTTTTTTATTCTAATCCCGAAAACGCTTTGATAAGAGAAGTAACTATTGCAGCGGGATATGGTATATTAAGGGCAGGTACTCCTCTTGCAAAGAATGTGAGTGCTGCCGGTAATGTTGGGAAGTATGTTCCTTATGCTCCTTCTGTTCCTGATTCTTCTAGTGAGATTCAGAAAGCAAATGCTTTCATTGTTTCTGATGGAACTGCTGCTTTGTTTTGTTATGTAACGATGGAGGATAGCTACAAATTTGTTGTTGGGGATGATCTGATTGCATATGATACTGATTCAGCAACGTCAAGTGCAGTAAACATGGGTGCAATTACTGCAATCGACCGGACAACGCATGTTCATATGGCAAAGATCACTGCAACAGCAAATATTACGACGGGCATCACTGTTGCTTTGAGCGGTGCTGTTCATGTTGAAATGGGTGCTGACAATACGAATGGTTGGAGTGACTGTGCAGGCATTTTAATGAGTTCAGTTGATACTGGAACAGGTGTAAATGCTAAAGGGGCGTTAGCTCCAATGCTGTTGTCCAATGCTATTTTGTATGAGGGAAGTTGTGAAGGACTTGATGCTGCTGCTAAGACGGATATTTCTGCTACTAGCAACGGTAATTTGCTTGTAATTAAATAAAAAGGAGGTGAATTCTACATGCCGACAGGTAAAAGTGATATTCCTGATCTAAGACTTGAGCGACTTCAGGGACTAATAACCGCGTTCACGACTTCTCCCAATTTGGTTTTGATGAATATGTTTTCTGAAGAAGATGCAGATTCAGATACAATTAAGTGGGAAAGTCAGGTAGGGAATAGAGGGATGACACCATTTGCTGCTCCTGGTGCTCCTTCTCAAACTGTTGCTCCTATAGGGGTGAAACAGGAATCAGCTATGACAGCTTACTGGAAAGAGAAGATGTACTTTGATGAAGTGTTCCTGAATAACCTTCGCAAAGAGGGAACTGTTGATCAGTATTTTTCTTCTCAGGCTCGTCTTGCAAGAGAGACTTTGATGTTGCGGAATCGTTGTGATCGTCGTAAAGAGTGGATGTTTGCTCAAATGCTTTCAGGCGGAACAATGACTTATTCCGCTCCCGGCGGAGTAAAAATCTCCCTTGATTATAGTGTTCCTTCTGCAAATCTTGTGACTCTTGCTGCTGCATATCAGTGGGATACGGGTTCGTCTGTGAATGTTCTTCAGGACATCATGGATGCTCAGTTAGTTCTTCAGAATTCGATAGGGGCAAAGATTGATTATGCTTTGTGTACGACTGAAGTTCTACAGATGTTGATTATGGATAAGGGAATTCAGACCTTGCTCTCAAAATCTACTTTCGGTCAGGGGGATTTGTTTACCCGTCCGGTGGCAGTTCTTGGTTCTTTGCTGAATATTCCTAATCTAATGATCTATGATGAGCAGTATGTAATTTCTGCGTGGTTGACTGCAAAAGTTACAGGAGCTTCTACCACGTCTGTAAGTGTAGATGATGCTACGGACTTTGTTGTAGGGGAAACTTTGAGATTTCATGACATTTCAGCAGGCACATATGAAGATGAAACGATTGCTTCTATAGATGTTGAGGCTGGAACGGTTACTGTGTCGTCTGCTCCTACAGCGTCTTTCAAATCAGGGGAAGATAAGGTCACTATGACTCGCAAATTCCTTGATAAAACAAAGTTTTGTATGTTTGCTTCTGCGGTTGAAGGACAGAAAATAGCTAAGTTTATTCGGGCTCCTTTTGGTCTTAATCGTTTAAGGGGAATGCAAATTGATACTGAGACTACTTGGGATCCAGATGGCATTTGGCTGCGTGTTCAGAATAAGGGTTTGCCGGTTCTGCTTAATAGGGATGCAATCTATGTTCTGACGGTAACTTAATAGAAGGAGGTAGATAAATGGCAAGAAAAGGTTATCAAGGGCCACTTCCTTCTTCTGATTTTAGAAAACAGGTGGCAACGGAAGTTTTAACTCCTTTTACTGATATAATTTCAGGTGAGTTTGCTGCTTCTGTTAGCAGACCTCTTGGAATTGCTCGATTTAAGGGCAGAGTTACAAATGTAATTCTTTCTGTTGCTAAAGACGGATCGTCTGCTTCTGTTGCTGATACTCCTAGATTTTCTGGAGAAGTGACTATTAATAAGGTTTCAATTTTCACAACGAAGCCATCTATTGGTCATGTTTCAGGGGAGTCTGCTACAATAGGTCAAAAGACTACGTGGGCAGAAGCAGGGGATACAGGGATAATTCAACCTGTTATAAATCAGGCAACTGCTTCATTTGTTATCGGGGATGTTTTAGATTGGACAGCTATCTATTCAGGCAGCGGAAGTCCTACTGAAAAGATTCAGAGTCCCGGTATTGTTGTTGAAGTAGAGCCTGATATTTAAAGAAGGAGGGCAATCAGAAATGAATATTAAAAAGATACAATTACTGGTGACAGTCAAAGGTGGGCAGGTGTGGGAAAAAGGAGGAGTTTATTCTGCTCCTTTTCCCGCTGACCTGCAAGGTTTATTGAAGGATGTTCGTTGTGTGCGAATACTTGAGATAGATAAGGAGGTTGTTAATGGGACAGAAGAAAACAGGGAAGAAGCCAAAGAAGGAAGTAATCAAGAAGCCAAAGAAGAAGTAAGTGTTAAATCTGCTGTTAAATTAAAGAAGAAAGTAAAGTAAGATGACTTCTTCTGATGCTGTTATATTGATTAAGAGAGAGTTAAAAGCTCTTTCTTCCAATTTTGTTGAGGATGATTATACTGATGCAATTTCAAATGCTCAAAGGGAATTGAGCCCGTTTATTTTCCCTACATCTGACGACTTTCAAATCCTATGGCTGATTAAGCGAACTAAGCGGGCTTTATTTTTTGCTCTTCTAGCAGAAAATCTTTTGTCTTTTAAATTCAAGCAACTTTCATTACAAGACAAGTTTAAAAATCTTCAATCCATTGTTCAGGCAATGGATGATGAGTTTAGACAGGCAATGGATGATGATCCTTATAAATTTGCAAATGTATCAGCATATCAAATGTTTTCGCATGTAGTAGGAGCAGGATTTGCTTATGATGCTTTAGGAAGAGATGTTTCTTCTTGTTCTGAGATTTTAGTAAGTGTACATCCAAATGAAGAGGATTAATAAAAGTGTCTGTTGGAGCCGATGTAAAAAAAGCCTTAGAAGATGTTGGGGTTTCTTTTATCACAAGGAGAGACACAGGCAATTTCTCGGGGGAATTTTTAATCTATGATATTCCAAAAGCTTCTTCAGGAATTGGAAATCCATCAGCTTTTGCAAAAGAGACAATACTTGAAGGGGCATTGTCGTATGATACAATAGTTGTAGAAGGGGATGTTCTTGAACTTAGCAATAGTAAAAGGGTTCTTGTTGCTTCAAAAATTCCTGATATGTTTCAGGATTCTATTGTTATTTACGAAACACAATTTCTTAAAGCAAATATTGTTAGTGGTGAGATTTTACGATCATCAGGTGAAGTTTGGGAAGATCAGACGTATCATAAAGTTCAAATATGGGAATCTATTAAAGCCGGAATTAATAGTGTGTTGGTTGAGGTATCCGGCAATCAATTATCAGACCGAGATGAGCTTGGCCTGCTGACAGTATCGAGAATAGAGATGTACATAGCGAGCGGAGAGAACATAAAATTGTTAGATAGGTTCCAAGCACGTTCTGGAGAATATTATCAAGTTGACGTGATTAAGAAAAGCATCTATCCTGCAATTAGTGTTATTGAGATGAGCCAAGATACAAGATAAAATGTTTTAAATACAATTGAATAGGAGAAAACAATCTATGAAGAAACTTTTATTGGTGGGGGATCATCCTTATGGCCATTCAGGAAATTCCCATATGATTAACGCTTGTTTACAACAAATTGATTTAACTAAGTATGATATAACAGTTTTTGCTGCTTTTCCCGTTTCGTGTCCTGTTTCTTCTGAAGTTAGAATCATTGAAGGAGGGAATAATCCTTATGATGATTTTGGTGCTTCACAGCTTGTTTCTTTTTTGAATCAAAATAAATTTGATGTTGTTTGTTTTATCGGATTAGATATTTGGACCTATTCTAAAGTCTATCCTCAGTTACTTGAACTAAAAAGAAGAGATAAATTTATTTGGGCTTCAATTTTTCCTTATGATGCACATTTTGTTAGACAGGATTGGCTATCTCTTTTTAATCCAATTGATATTCCGTGTGTATATTCAGCATATGGCTATGAGATGTTAGTAGAGAGTGTTCCAAATCTTTATTATTTTAGACCCCCTCTTTTTGATGCAAAAAAATTTAAATTGTTTTCTGATGCAAAAAAGAAAGAAACAAGAGAAAAATTATTTCATGAACATGTGAATGAGGACACTTTGCTTTTTGGTTTTTTTGGTCACAATCAATTTAGGAAAGACCCTCTTCGAGTAATAAAAGCATTTTTTGAAGTTAAAAAGGAAATTCCTAATTCAGCTTTATATTTGCACACTGAACTTGCTAGTCAAAGAGGAATTTTTAATATAGAACAGTACATAAGGGATTGTGGAGGAAAACTAGGAGATGTGCTCGTTAAAAAACAGGGGCACTACTATTCTACGGAAACTCTTATTGAAGTCTATAATGCTGTTGATTGTGTTGTGAATGTTTCTTTGCAGGAAGGTTTGAGTTGGACGGTCCTTGAATCTATGCTTTGTGGAACACCTGTAATTGCTTCAAATAATACAGCACACATAGAATTAATTGAAGAAGGGGCCGGAATAGGTGTTGCATCTACAGAATTAGCTTATATTCCTCTCTTAGCAGCAAATGGAGCTTCTACATTCATTGAAAGCAAAGCTTGTTCTTTTCCTGATCTTGTAAGAGCAATGAAATCAGTACAAGATGTTACTCTTAGAAAAGATTTAAAATATCGAGGGATACGAAGAGCAACTGAGTGGTTACAAAGAGTTTCAGATATAACGAACCTTCTTGATAAAGCATGTAATTATGTGTCTCCTGTACGCAAGGAGAAGGCACGGAAGGAGGCTATTCTTTTTGCTCAACACTCTTCAGCAGGGGATGTGATTATGACTACCCGTTGCTTTAAAGACCTTAAAAAAAGAAATCCTGACATTCCTTTTTATTACATGACACAAAAGAAGTATCAGGACATTATTGTAGGCAATCCTTATATTGATGAGATATTTGATTGGGATGAAGCAAAACTACAGGAATACAAGTTTGTTTATAATCCTCACGGAGAGAGAATACTTCCTGGACACTGGGGAAGAAACAGCAATTCAATCCTTGCTGATTTCTATTGGAAAGTATTAATGATTGATGAGCCTGATGATTTCTTTATTGATTTGAAAGTTCCTGAGAATCCAATTGCTGATGAAATTTTAGACACAAAGCTCCCTATTTGTATTCTCCACACAACTGGCGGGGATGCTGAGTTCCGCACCTACGAATATATGGGAGATGTTGCTGAAGGTTTGAGAGACAGATATTTTACTATTCAAGTGGGAGGGAAAGATGATTTTCCTGCAAAAGCTGATCTTGATTTGAGAGGTAAATTATCTTTTAGAGAAAGTGCTTGGGTAGTCTCGAAAGCTGCTATTGCTGTAACAGTTGATTCTTTTATATCACATCTTTGTGGGGCATTAGGAGTATCACAAGTATGCTTATTTGGAAGTGGAAATGCATCAGTTGTAAAACCTTTGCAGGTTAAGGGAAAACTCATTGAGATGTCTCCAGACTATATAAAAAATTGTATGGGTTTGGGGCCTTGCAGTGCAGGAGTAAGGGAGTGTCCAATAAAGTGCACTGGGTCACACAACCCAAACACAATTTTAGAGAATATTAAGAAGTTGGAGGAAACAATCTAATGAGAAAATTAACAGTGTGCTCAAACATTTTTAATGAGATTAAACAACTCCCCAAGTGGTTTAATTGGGTAAAAAAAGTAGCTGACGGAGGAATTATAATTGTTGATTCTGGTAGTACAGATGGATCAGTAGAGTATGCAACAGATCAGGGAGCTTTAGTTGTCGTGAGTAAAATTATCCAGACTGAAGGATATGGGCCTGCAAGAACTCAGTTGAGAGAACTTACGAAAGAATTTCATCCAGATAGCAAATGGATGGTTTACTTCGATGCGGATGAAACTATAGATGAAAAAGAATTTCATCAATTAAGATGGATAAAGGACTCTTTAATTGATGCTTATGATGTTGTTGCATTTCCTAGAATTGATTGGCATGATTTTGAGAAGACAAAAGCAGAGAATGATTTTCGCAATGCTCCTGATTGGCAGGCTAGAATGACAAGAATAGAAAGTCCAATTAAGTATGTGCGAAAACTTCATGAACAAATAACAGGACACAAAAACATTTATTGTAATTTAACTACTCCTAAGCTCAATCATTACCACAGAGCAGTAAAAGATAAGAGAGACACAATTGGAAAACTGTGTGCAAAGCTCCATTATGAGGATGTTGCTTTAGGAGCAACTTATCCAAAACATCACAAAGAAGATTATTACTATGAACAGTATTTACGGGAAGGTTTATGAACTTAACAGTCTTTGCAAACTCAACTTTATACACTCCAATGCCTGATGAGGATATTACTCTAGGCAAAGGAAGCACTTTAGATTATTTGCAAGAAAAGTATCCTTTTCTTATTGAGGGAAATTGGATAAACGGATTAACTGTTATGAACGTAAAAAATATTTTGCAGAACTATCTTAAAGAACGACATAGAAAGAACTGGGTGATTCTAAATGTAGGGGCTGTTGAGTGTTATTCACATCCAGCAAAGAATTTCATTTACTGGTGTTGCCAATATCTTAATTTCTATGGGTTAGATTCTTTGTTTACAGCATATGTTCTTCCGAAGATGCTGTTAGCTGCAAAGGATTTGAATGAACAAAATAATCAATATTTTCAAACTCTTACAGCAGAACAATTTGGAGAAATCTTCGCATCTGTTTTACCTATGCTTGAGGGATTCTCAGTTATTGTTATTGGGTTAAGTAAACCGAATGTAGAAAGTAAAAGAATTCATTCTCATTGGAGAATTCAAGCTGAAGAGTACAAGAATGTAATTGAGTGTTTTGCAAAGCAATATAACAACATCACTTACATTGATTGTTGGAATAAATATGATCAATATGTTGTTGATACAACTCATTTAACGCCTGAAGGTCATTTTATACTATTTCAAGAAATACAATCTGTTATAGAAGCTGAAAGGGGAAAGTATGAACAAAGAGGCAGAATTTACTTCAATGGGAAATAAGCTTATACATCATCCCAATATTGTTGAGTTACTTCAACATAATAGAGTTTCTCCTATTTCCATTCAAATAGCACCTACTTCAAGATGTCAGTTGAATTGTTGTTTTTGCTCTAATACAAACAGAGACAAACAAGAAGAGTTGGAGTATATAAAACTTATAGATTTTCTTGCTGATATGAAGTCTTTAGGAGCAAAAACAGTTGAGTGGACAGGAGGAGGTGATCCTTCTTTATATTCCAACATAAATCAAGTAATAATTGCATCAGGAATAGCAGGATTTGAACAGGGCTTTATTACTAATGGTTTAGGCTTTGATAAGATAGAGAAAAATGCACTTAATTTCCTGAAGTGGATTCGCATTTCGATGAATTGTTTAGATTATGTTGAGGAAGTAGAAATCCCTGAACTGCCTAAAGACACAACACTTGGTTTTAGCTATGTTATTAATGCTAAATCTACTTTAAAAAGTATGCTCAAATTGAAAACTCATGTTAAAAAATATTCCCCTGCCTATGTGCGTGTTGTCCCTGATTGCCAAACAACTGAGGAGCAGCAACAGAAAAATAATAAACTATATGTAAGATGGGTTGAAAAGTGGGGGGAACCTTTTTTTTACCAAGCAAAGATATTTGAGAAACCAAAATTATGTTATTGGGGAATGGTAAAACCCTTCCTTCTTCACGATGAGTTTGTTTACAGATGTTCCTCTGTTGTGTTGAATAATGATGCTGAAAGAAGTTTTCATGAAAAATATAGATGGTGTAAGATGGAAGAGTTAAAAGATGAATATAAAACAGAGATTGTTCCTTTTAAAACAAACAACTGTGAACATTGTGTTTTTACAAAACAAAATGATTTAGTGCATGAAATTATAAATCCTTCAGCAATGAAGAATTTTATTTAAGGAGGAAATGATAATGTTTATAATGCCTAAAGAATGGTTGCTGAAATATTATGGAAGCAAAGAAAATCAAATTCAGCAAACAAAAGAATGGCTTTTACAATACGGGCATAATGTGACTGTTCGACAAATTGAGGAATGGAAAAACTATAAACACCTTGCAGAATATCAACCCAACACCAATGATATTGTTCAACAATGTGTTGATAAGGTGATAGGCTGTTTTGAGTTTGAAACTGAACTTCAAGCACATAGGTTTGTAAATATGCTTAGAGTTCCCCTTTCCGCGAGTTATGAGGGGGCTTTAGACGTAGTTCAGCCTAAAATCATGCTTGAGTTAGGTGTAGGAGGAGATTCAGGAATTTCGACCTCTGTGTTCCTTGCATATATTGAGAAGAGCGGGAATTATTTACAATCAGTAGAAATAAATCCTCTTGGAATGACAGGAGTGAGATATGAACAGTATATGAACACTATTTGGAGATTTAAATATGATGACAGTGTGACTTTTCTTAATGAGAAGGTGGCAAAGGATCAGAGATATGATATGATTTTCATTGATACTTCTCATACCTATGAGCATACGATGTCGGAAATGAAATCAGCTTCTTTAATAACAAGTAATATGCTGATGGATGATGCTTTGTTTGAAGGAAATGAAACAGACAAAATTCAAGGAGGGGTAAAACGAGCAATTGCTGAGTGGGTAGAAGTAAATAAGAATTGGGAAAAGATTGATTTTTGGCAAGGGAATACAGTTTTATTGAGAAAAGAAAATGAATTGAAAGCAAAGAAAGTTAAGGCTGTAAAATGAAAGACTGGCAAAAATTCGCAATTGAGAGTTTTGATAAAGAAAAGTTTTATGAGTTTCCTGCTTTCATAAGTGCTGAAGATACTGCATTTCAACGGTATCGTACTTATGAAAGATTTGTTTGGGATACTGTAGAACGATGCGGATGTATTGCTGCTGCAACTTTAAGTATGCTATTCAAACCGAAAGTCATTGTTGAGATGGGTGTTAATGTAGGGTGGACTTCCTTACTTTTGTGCAAATTGAATCCTGAAGCAAGGATATACGGGGTTGATATTTCAGGGGTATTTCAGAACGGAGATTTTTCTTATCTTCCGACAGGGTATACTCCATTTATGCACAATTGCCAAAATTATTCTTTAACAATTGTTAATTCTTATGAGTGTGTTATGCCCAATCAAGTTGATTTATGCTTTATAGATGCTTGTCATTTTTTGCCTGAAGTTGAGTTAGATACTTGGAGAGCTTGGGAAAATAGAAACACAAAAGGGGATTGGTGTATTGCTTGGGATGACTATCATGAGAATAATCCTGATGTTTTTAATACAGTGAATAAATTTGTAGAGGAAGTTGGAATGCCTTTACAAAAAATAGGCAGTTGGTATTGGATAGGCACAAAAATTGTGTCTGAAGATGAACTTTCTAACATTCAATCCGAAGGAGGAAATTGAAATGACAAAGGTGGCAATTGCAATCGCACATGGGCACACAGCAAAATATTTGCAGATAGCAGTTCATAGTTTACAGACACTAGAGAATATAATTGAGCCTGATATTTATATTGCAGAAACTTGGCCTGGACATCCTTCAATAAAAGCTGTTACTGAATCTGATTTGGGTCATAATATAACAGTAATTCCTTGTGTGAGACGAAAACATAGTCATGCTACAGCTCTTGAGGAGATATTAGAAGCAATTGAAGGCAAAGGGTATGATTTTTTATTTGCAATGGAAACGGATACACAAGCTATGAAGGTGGGATGGCTTGATTGGTATGTTAATTTTATGAAAGATGAACCAACAATAGGGCTTGCGGGTTTCTTTTGGCATGAGGGAGATCATCATTATAATATCAATCCTTCTGCTACTCTTTATCGAGTAGATATGCTTCAACAATACCATAAAGAAGCAAGGGCAAATAATGAAGGAATGTTTTGGCATCCTAGAGGAAATAAACCTGATAATACTCCTGGGATGGATAATACAATTAAAGATGTTGTGGGGTGTTTTGCTGAAACAAGAGGAATTAAAAATCCGACAGATGTTCAGAAAGATGCTATAGTAAGAGGAGTTCCTGAAGCAGCATGGTTTGAACCTGGACAATGGTTATATTGTAGATTGCAGGGAGAATGGAAAGAAGCGAGAGTGCCTGTAGATCATATTTATATGCAGTTTCCTGGGCACACTGCTCCTGAAGGTACTTATTATGGAAGTAAAGCTGATCCTCAGTTTATCCATCGGTGGGGTGGAACCCGTGCCTACGATTGGAAAAAACATAGAGTGGATGACCATTTTGTTAAATCATGTGCTCCAATGTGGATTGCACGAGAAGATAAACTTTGGAAAGAATTTGTTCCAGAAAGTTATAGAGGAATAGTACATGAATTGAATCAGGAAGAGGACATATTGAAACTTATGAATGATAACTTAGGTTTTATTATTCCAGAGGCGTTATAATGAATATTCAAATCGAGTCTTCCAACTGCTGTAATTTAGCATGTAGTGAATGCCCACAACATTTAATGAAACGCAAGAGACAAGTAATGTCAAAAGAAGTTTTTGATGTTGTCCTTGATAAATACATTGCTCCTTTAAAGAATGAAGAAGATAGATTAGGCTATCCTCCGACTGTCATATGGCACAAAGACGGGGAGCCGCTAACTAATTGTAATTTAAAGGATTTTATGATTAAGGTTGCAATGAGAAAGCCTGAATTCAGATTTAATCTATATACAAACGGGTTATTACTGACAGAGGACTTCCTTGATTTTTTGAATAGACTTCCTAATCTAACTTGGCTTTTCATTTCTTATCATTTTTTTAATTTTAATGGAGAAAGAAATGATTATTCAAAACTTGATGAATTGATTATCAAGGCATTGAATAGTAGAGAAAAGAAGTATGAGCACATCAAGTTTGTTTTTACTTCTCATGTCACAAGATTTATCACAAAAGATGATTTGAATATGTGGGGAACAATTTGGAAAACAAAAGTTCCTGAAGACAGGTTAACAATTGGAATCAACGATTGTATTAACCCTTGGACAGGTTTAATTGATGAACCTAACTGTGTCAAGTTTGATGGGTGTCCTTATGCTGATTTTGGTCATTTGTTTATAGGTGTGACAGGCAATGTACTCCCGTGTTGTATGTGCCTTGAAGAAGATATTATATTTGGGAATATTATGACTGATGTTCCTGAAGATATTTATTCAAAAGCAAATGATTTTTATACTCGTTTAAGAGAAAAGGATTTGCCCCATGATCTTTGTAAGAATTGTTTAGGAGTGAAATAATGAACTCAAGTTTTTATGATCGTGAATATTATGAAGAAGGTTTGGAGTCGGGTAAGAGTGCTTATCAGCAATATCGCTGGGTGCCTGAGCTTACAATTCCTCTTGCAATGACTTTGATTGATTATCTTCAGATTAAAAAGGAACAAACAATTTTAGATTTTGGCTGTTCAAAAGGATACTTAGTTAAAGCATTACGAATTTTGCGTAGAGAGGCATGGGGAATTGATATTTCAGACTATGCGTTAAAGTGTGTGCCTGAAGATGTTAAAGCTTTCTGCCGCCCTCCTAGTTTATTGGAAACTTCTTCTTTTGATTTCTGTATAGCAAAGGATGTTTTTGAACACATTCCTTTGAGGGATTTAGCAGAGGTTTTACAGAAGTTACACACAAGCACTTTGTTTGCTGTTATTCCTTTAGGAGAAAATGGGAAGTATAATGCAGAAGTAAACAACCTTGATAAATCCCATTTGATTTGTGAAAGTGCAGCATTTTGGGGGACATTTTTTTCTACAGTAGGATGGCAAGTGATAAATTTTTCATATCATGTAGATGGAATTAAAGAAAGTTATATTCATATTCCTAAAGCTCATGGGTTCTTCACATTGGAGAAAAGATAATGCTGACTGTGTTTATTATTCCTTTAGCTGATAGTAGGACTGAAAAAACAATAGAATCATTTGTTGGAATTGAGTGTGATGTGAAAGTATTGGAAGATAGAAATTTTAATGAAGTAGCAAAAACTAAATGGAAAATGTTTATGTTTAACAATGAAGTTCTTACTGAGGAATTAAATGTAGCAATCCCAATCTTTCTTAAAGAAGGGACAGCAGATATTTATAAGATTTATAAACAGAAAGGGAAGGAAATAACAATTGCACCAAGGCTGTTTAAATCAGAAATTGAATTAAAAAAAGATTGTCTTCTTCCTGTTAAAGGAATTGAGAAATATAAAATTGAAACAATACTAAATGGGTTTATAAATTGAAGTGTATTTTCTCTAACGGAATAAAGTATGATAGAAATAGATGCTCAGTACGATAAAAAAGAACTTCAAAACATACTTGACAAGATCAAGGCTGTTGATAAGGAAGTTCGGTATCAAATTGCAGGCCCAGGTGAATTACCAAGACAGTTATCAATCAAATATGCTGAGGAAGTAAGAATTTCTCTTACAAGACAAGAATTTGTGGGAAAATATAAAGCATATAATGCTAAATATGCAGAATGGAAAGCAGAGCACGGAAAAGGAGGGGGTTTTTGGCAGTTGATGGGAGATTTGCTTATGAGTATAAGAGGGGGATTTAGAGTAGCAGACGGTTTTTATGGGGGCATTCCTTTTGGATCAAGGGATTCAGGAGGAAAGAATTGGACAGGAAGTGGGCCTTCTAAGAGTATAGTTATGTACACTAATGTGATGGAAGAAGGCATTCCTAAAAGCATAAGAGGTTCAGGGGTTCATTCTAAGCGTCCATTATTTGAACCTTCTTTTAGGAAATTTGTTTTTTCTGCTTCAAGAGGGAATTCAGGACTTGCTTGGAGGCTTGCTGATAATGCTATGATGAAAATTGCAGACGGGTGGACAAAATGAAAATTTTAGAGGTACAGGCAAGATCAGTAGTTGTGATTTTTGAAGAAACTATTGAAGGGCTTGAGAAAATTAAATCTGCACTTGATTGTGCCGTATTGAAATCTTCAACAGATGAAGAGAAAGAAGCCATATCTTACTTGACTATGGTTGTGTATCCTTTTATACTACAGACGTTAGAAGGCATTAAAGGAAAGGAAGAAAAATGACTTGGGAGTACCGAGGACAAGTATATAACGATTCCGATCTTGAAGAAGGATTAACTTGGGAATTAGTTGAGGCTATTCATTGTGGTACTTTAATTGATGATGTTGTAAATTGGACATATACAGTCCTTGATTCTGTTTCAAGCAATCCGATTCAAGATGTAACAGTAAAAATAACAACTGATATTCTCGGAGCGAATATGATTGCTACATCAACAACGAATCAACAGGGAATTGCTTCTTTTCAATTAAATAGAGGAACTGTATATATTTGGTGTTTTAAATATGGGTACAGTTTTTCTAATCCGCAAAGTGAGGTAATTGCATGAGCGGAGCAACAGGATATGGAACAAGTGTAATTGAAGCATCAGGACTTGATTCTACGGCAAGAGAAAGTAATATTAGAGACAGCATAAAAAAATATTTTGTTGATAATATCAGCAGAATTGAAGGAATAGCTTTATTGTTTGATGAGTATCTTACAACTCCTAAAGTGCAGGGAATAGAAGTTGATAAATGGGTTGCAGTGATGATGGGGGAAATTGATCTCGGAACTCTATCAGATATTACTTTAGAAATATATTGTTGTACAAAAAAGGATTCGGAAGGATTTAAACTTGCTCAGGTAAGAGATAAGGTTATGAATTACCTTATTGATACAACACAAACAGACGGGTTTGCAAGAATTACTTTATATAGGTCTTCTGCAACGCTTGCTTGGGGAAATATAGGAACAATGATTGTTCAAATTCAATCAGAATCAAGACAAATGAAAGCTGAGGACAATAGTAAATTTAAAGTAATTACTGTTAGATTGTTATGGGCCGCCAAAGTCTAAGGAATTGTTATGATAAATGAAACAGAACCTAAAATATTCCTTGTTTGTGAAAAATGCGGGAAAAAATTGATTGAGAGAAAACCTAACGGGTTATTTCATTTCATATTTGGAAAGAAGAAAGATGGAAACGGAAGATTATATGAATTTTGTCCTGTTGAGATTATGATTCATGGATCAATAAGAATGAGGTGTATTGCAAGAGAATGTGGATATTGGAATGTATTTAACTATTTTTCTTTTGAGGATAAAATCAATCGCAATGCGAATAATCAATCATTGGAAACAAATAAAACATTTTAGAAGGAGGAAATAAAGATGCCAAGAAGCGGGCCCATTACGAAAGATGTTTCAACAGTTGCATTAGGATTAGCACAAGTAAGAATAGGTGCTTCTGCTGCTAATGTGACAAGTCTAGCTCCTGTATTGACTTCTACATCGTCAATCGGAGCTCTTGCTAACACAAAATTCACATCTGCTGTTGAATTTTGGAGGTTAGAATCAGGCTTCCCTCTTGTAGAGGATACTTCAATTCCTCTTAGGGAGAAAGCCCAACTTGAGTGTGCATTTAAAGAAATAACCCCGATGAATGTAGCCTTTGCAAAAGGCATTGATGCTACATCAGGGTACACAACTGTACACTCAGGCGAAATTCCTTTGGGGAATATTGATTCTCCTGATTTTATCAGAATGGAGGCTTTTTATACTTATCCTGATGGAGTTAATGAGATGGTTATTATCTTCCCAAGAGCGCAAGTTGTGTCCAATGTTGACATTGACTTGAAAGATAGTGATGCTGTTGCTGTTCCTATCACTATTGAAGCAAAAAATGCTGATTCAAATGTTTCAGGTGGAAGTTCTATTTGGGATTCTAAGCCTTTAGGCAGAATTTTATTTAGACCCAAACCCTAATCTTTAGAAAAACTTAATCTGCTGCTCCTCTGGAAACAGGGGAGCAGTTTAGAAAAACAATCAAAACACAAAAGGAGAAATACAATGGAAGACAAAGATGAATTGAAAATGCTTAACCCACAAATTTCTGAGGTTATAATAGGAGTTCGTAACCTTAGAAAAATCAAAATCTACCCTTTATCTATGGCAGATCAACTACAAATGACTTCTTTGATTGTTACAACTTTGCAAGAACTATTTTCAAAGAAGGAAGAAAACAATTTACTGTTTGCTGAAGTTATTCGGAAAACACTTTCTGCTAATATTGGAAAGATCATGTCCTTTGTAACTGATGAAGGAGAGAGTTTACTGAAGGATATAAGTAATGTTCAAGCATGTGATATTGCGGAATTGATTTATGATACAAATTATGGAGCACTTGAAAAAAAAGTACGGAGCCTGATCGAGAAAATAAAGACAGCATTTCACTTGCCAAAGTCACAACAGCAGTCCTCAGAGGATACCCCCAATACAACCTTGAGCACCTCTATAAAAGAGGGTACAGAGAGGGAGGAGTAACGATTGGGCAATTTATGGTGCTTTGTGATCATCTTTATCAGGCTGAATTTGATAAGTTAAAAATACAGGCCGCATTCTTTGGAGTTGATATTGATAAGGAAGTAAAAAAAGAAGTGAAGGACATGAAGAAAGAGGATTTGTTTATGTTTAAAGATCCAAAAGAGTATGAAGGTTACTCAGAAGAAGAGAAAAAGGAATTAACAGAGAAAATGACAGGAGTCCATAAGAGATGGGCAGAAGGAAAACTTGCTAAGGGGTAAAGTATGAAGTCGGAATTAAATCTTGGTGTACTTTTCACAGGTAAAATTGACAGCAGTTTTGATGCTGTTTTGAAGAAGATTCAAACAAGTCTTGGACAACTTCAGGGAGCAACAGCAAAAGTAACTGCTGCTCAGAAACAACAGCAATCTCAAACTTTATCTATGCAAAACGGATTGAAGAGCTACATAAAAGATGTAGAAAAACTTCTTCAGATTCAAGCAAGATGGTATGGAGCAAAGATGATTTTGTTTACTGCTGTTAGTCTTCCTTTTGAAACAATGAAGAAGGGCTTAGATTTTTTTGTGCAAGTTGATCAGGCTGAAGCAAAGATAAGACGTTATAGTGTAATGTTGGAAGAGTTGAATGAATCATCAAAAGGAGCTGCTCATGAATTAATTCTCCTTGCTCGTCAATTGAACCTCAAGTATGCAACCCCTTTTGAAGATATTGTTAAAGGAGCTGATAGGCTTATTGCTGCTGGTGTGGAGGCTACACTTGTCATGGGGGGATTGTTAGAGGAGTTTGTAAAGTTTCAAACTGCTTGGCCTGAAGTTGAGATGGATAAGTTTACTAAGGCTGTAGTGGGAATGGAAAATACATTCAAGAATATGCCTGGAATGAAAGAGTTAAGCTCAGACCTTGAACGCTACAAAGCAATCCTTGATAAAGTAACGGTTGCAATGGGTGTGGGTGTTATGGAACCTAGAGATTTGCCTAAAGTTATGCAACATTTTGGGCAGATGGCACAGTCAATAGGTCTTTCTGTTGATGAAATGATGGCTCTTTCAGTTCTTGTTACAAACTTGGGAAGCAATGCTTCTACTGCTGCTAGAGCTTTACGTGGGCTATCTTCAAGTCTTGTACAAGAAGATAAAATGAAATTATTTAAAGAATTAGGAATTGAGATTAACAGAAATATTCCTCTTGGACGGCAGCTAATTAGTGTCCTTGATCAGATAAGAGCAAAAGTAACAGGTTCTGGGGAACAGGGAATTTCAGTTGGTGCTCAGACAATACTTGGAAAATTAACATCTGTTGAACGAGTTGGGCCTTTGATCGCTTTAATTCGTGATATGGAATCTTATAAAGAGATACTTGACCAAGTACAAAAATCAACAGGAGCAAATGATAGAGCTTCAAAAGAGATGAATAGTACATTTGGAGCACAATGGAAAGTATTTGTTGAATTGATTAAGGAAATAGGAGCAGCATTATACAATTCTGAACTACTGGGAGAGGTAATGTTTGCTTTGAAGTTAGTTGTTCTAGGATTAGGAAAAGCTTTTTTTGTAATTTCTGAAGTGCTTAAACAATTTAATTTTGGATTAATATCAAGTATTACTTTAGTTTATGCTATTGGAAAAGCCATATCTGAATTAAGTATGAAGCCTCTTCAGGATTGGTCTGATTGGATTGAAAAAAAGAAATTCGGAGAAATTGAAAGATTTTTACAAACAAGAGCGTTGTTGTTTGGGGAAACTCCTGAAGGCAGACCAACTCAACCAACTGTTTTAACTCCTGCTGCTGCAAGATTAGCAGGAAGAAAGAGTAAAGCAGGAAAGGAAGATTTATTTGTTCCTAATGAACTTTCTAAGGACAAGAATTCTTATCCTGCTTTAATAGCTTCTCAAAAGGCTATAGCAAATGCAAGGCTAGAGATTCAAAAGCAGTATGATTCTCTTCAACTAAAATTACTTGAAAATGTTCATAAACTTGGATTAATATCTGATGAAAAGTACTACACCCGTAAATTGTCTTTATTGGAATCTTCTCTTAAAAAAGAAAAAGCTATACTTGCAAATGAATGGGCTGTAACTGAGAAAGTGCATGATGAAGCAATTTCAAAAGCTGAGGGGAATGCTAATTTGATAAAAGCAAACGCAGCTAAAGATGCTGATTACGCTCGGATGCTTTTGAAGAAGAAATCCCTTGATTATCAATTAGAGGCTGCTAAAGATGATACTATAACCCAGAGAAAAATAGATAATATTGAACGAGTAAAATTGGATTCTGAAGCAGCTTATAAAGTTTCTGAAATTCTAAGAAAAAAGGATGTTGATAAAGAGAAATTTACAATTGATCAGCGTCAAACTCTTAATGAATGGAGATTTCAGAATGGGTTAAAGAATGAGAAAGATTTTTATGCTGATAGTAAGGTTTTGATTGAAGAAAATAAAAACACTGAAATTAAGGCGTTGGAGGATGCTCATGCTGCATTTACGAAAAAAGCCTATGCTGAAATTGATGCTAAAGGCACAATGGACAAACGAATATTAGAGATACGTCGAGATATTCGTGAAAAGGATGCTCAGTTACCTGCTGATATAGCAAGTGCAGAGCGTAAAGCAAATCAAGAAACAAATCAGATTACTTTAACTGATTCTTCAAATACTTTGGAACAGAAAAGAAGGATGATTGAAAATGATTACAAAATCCTTGAAATCATTCGACAATTTGATACTACTCAAGAGAAAATGTCAATTGAGGATAAACAGAGTCTTAATGAATGGATGTATTCTCAATTGTTGATTAAAGCTTCTGATTACTATTCTGAAGCGAAAAAACTTTCTGATAAAAATCATGAAGCCACAAAAATTAATATTACAAAAGAGTATGAGAATTTTAAAACAGCTAATGACTCTTTACAGAAAGAGGAAGCTGAGGGGAGTACAAGGAAGAAAGCATTACAAGATGATTTACGCCAGAGAACTACTCAGTATTATGCTGATTTAAAGATAGCAGGATTTGATTATTCAAGAGTACAAGAGCAACTTCGACAGAAAGAATATGAAGATTTTGAAAAGCTCTATGCTGATGAGGGAATAGTAGGGGTTGTTCAAAGAAGTCTTGGGAATATAACAAGGGAATTTGAACAATATGGGAATAGATGGAAAACCTTTGCTGAAACAATTGCAACAGGAATGTCAGATGCTTTTGAAACATTTTTTACTGATTCAATGAAATTGCAATTACAAAGTTTAGGTGATTACTTCAATTTGTTTATTGGCAGTATTCAGAAAGCAATGGCAAGGTTTTTAGCAGAAGAAACAACGATGTATTTTTTGAAAGCTTTTAAATCAGGAATTAGTATGATGATGGGGCAACAAATGGGGCAAGATGTTCCTATGTCTGCCATACAAAAACATTCAGGAGGTGTTGTAGGAAGTAATGATACAAGGGTGAATGTTCCTTCTTGGCTATTTGCTAATGCTCCTAGATTACACGGGGGATTGAAAGCAGATGAGTTTCCTGCAATCCTCCAATCAGGAGAAACAGTAATTCCTAAAGGAAGATCAGCTTCTCCGAATATAGAAGTAAATATTCAAAATGAAACGGGAACTCCGGTAGGAAAAGGTGATGTAAAGATCGACTTTAATCTTGATAAAATGGTTGTTGGAATTATTCTGAAAAACATTGCTCAGAACGGTCCTTTGAGAGGATTAATGAATGGGAGGGCTGCATAAATGCCTAGTTTTCCTAGTTTAACAAGTTTTACACTAACTGAAGATGTTCTTGATTCTTGGGAGGAAGGTGTTGTGACTGATCCTACTTTAAAAGACCCAAAAGAAGGAGGGTATGTTACGACACGGGCAAAGTTTACAAGGATTCCGAGATTCTTTAAATACTCTTTTCCTTATTACTCAGCAGCAGACAAAGCAACATTGTTTACATTTGAACGGACAACTGTAGTTATGGGAACAAGTTCTTTTACTTGGCTTAATCCTATTGATGGAAATTATTACACTGTAAGATTTGAGGAGCCTGTAGAATATAAACCAAACAAAGGAACAGTGTATTGGGAAATCACAATCAGAGTTGCAGAGGTGTAGAAAATGCCTTTATCTTTGCCCTCAGTTCTTGTTATTGAAAAAAATCAGATAGCAACTAAGTCTGCTTGGATATTATTAGTTGAAATAACTCTTCCTGATGCAATTACGGTATTAAGATTTGCTCGGAATAATGAGGATGTTATTTTTGACAGTGACACTTACTATAAACTGCCTTTTGAAATTGATCCCATTGATAATCAATCAAGAGGACAAATCCCACAAGTCAATTTAAAGATGAGTAATGTGACAAGAACACTTCAGACCTATCTTGAGCAGTTCTCAGGCGGAATAGGGTCTGTAGTGAGGCTAATAGTTATTAATTCAGATCATCTGAACGATGTANCACCTGCTGAGTATGCAGAACTTGAATTGAACTTTGAAGTTGTAGGTGCTGAAGCAGATGCTAACTATGCAACATTTACTTTAGGTGTTCCTAACCCATTAAGCAAACTATTCCCTTTGCATAGGTACATTGCTAATCATTGCAATTGGGTTAGTAGATTTAAAGGTGTTGAGTGTGGGTATGCAGGAGCAGCTACGGTTTGTGATGGAACTCTTACAAATTGTAGAATCTTGCTTAACTCAGCAAGGTTTGGAGGATTTATAGGTCTTGATTTAGGAGGAGTGAGATTTGCTTAGACCTTTTTATTCCTATCTTTTGGAGAAGCCTATTCCTTATGTGCAGGGGGGAACTGACCTTAATGAAGGTTTGAATTGTTATGGGCTATGCAAAGAGTTTTATAAGGGAATGGGGCTAGACATTCCTTATTATAACCATCCAGATGAAAGAAGCTTAATTAACCTAATGTTTGTTAAGGGAATAGAGCTATGTGATACAATAGGCAATCCCGAACCATATTGTATGGCATTATTTGCATTAAGACGCCCTGAACAAATTAACCATATCGGGATTGTTTTAGAGAATAAAGATAATTTTATACACATCTTGATTAATAAGTGTGTTTCAATTCAGCGGTTGAGTGATCCTTTTTACAAAGCAAGAATTAAAGGGTTTTATAAATGGAAAAACAATATCAGCTCATTAAGATAGAGAATCCTTTCAAAAGGGATTGTAAAATCGTTTCTAACAGGTCAATTTTAGACGATCTTACAATTCTCGATCTCTATTGTGAAGAATTTCCTAATGCACAAGAGGTTACTATATCAGTAAATGGGAAAACCATTGCTTCAGCTCAATGGGAGTATGTGCGTATTAAAGAAGGAGATGAAATTTTAGTTGTTCCTGATATTCAAGGAGGAGGGGACGGTAAAAATCCTCTTGGATCAATTTTAATGATTGTTGTTGCTGCCGTTGCAATCTATACAGGGCAATATTATTTATTGAAGTATCCTGGTGAATACTTCATGGCTGCTGTTATTACTACATCAATAATGACAGTAGGCTCTAAGTTAGTAAATGCAATTGCTCCAAATACTCCTCCTTCTCAAACAATGGACGCTTTAGATACAAATTCTTCTCAGACATACTCTTGGAGCCCACAAACTGTTCAACAACAAGGTATTGTAATTCCTAGAATATATGGATTAAATAAAGTTTATGGAAATGTCATTACAGGATTCCTTGAAAGCACAGGAAATAATTACACAGCTAAGGTTTTAATAGGGCTTGGGTGTGGGCCTATCAATAAAGTTTATGATTATAAACTAAATGATCAATTAGTAAAAACGAGTGAAAACGGAGTAGCTTCAACTAATTTTGATGGAACAGAAATCTATGTAAAGCTTGGAACAGTAAATCAAACGGTTATTCCTGCATTTAATGACACAAAAATAGAGTTTGTTGTTTCTAACGGATTATTACAGTATAATACAGCTTATACATACACAACAAACGGATCTACTTTTGATGGTTTAGAAATTGATGTTTCTTTTCCTCAAGGTCTTTATCATTTTACAGATGCAGGAACATATGAAAATTATTCTGTTGATGTAAAGGTGGAGATTAAAAAGCAAGGGGATGTTTCTTGGACAAATATCAGCTCTTCTTGGCTTTCTACTGCAACTGTTACAGACGGGGAAGTATCAGGAAGATGGTCAAAAGGATATTGGTTTGTAGTGGATGAAGACCCATACTATATATGGGTTGAAAAGGGAATAGATACTAATGTTTATGAAGATCATTCAGACGGAGAAGCAACGGGAGAGACAGAAAACGGAACTCCTTTGATTTGGTCGTGGGTAAAAGGAAGTATTTACAGTACAGCGGATCTTGTAGTAGGACAAAATGATTATGCTACTTTACAAGGGAATAAATCAACTTCAATAACAAAAAAATTTATAGCTAAAAGTCTTCCTCATGGAATTTATGATATAAAAGTAACAAGATTAACAACAGAAAATACTGATATTCGGTATGGGGATAAACTTCATTTTCCAATGGTTAGAGAAGTTTATTATGATGATTTTTCTTATCCTCGGATTGCTTTAGTTGGAATCAAATCTCTTGCAACACAGCAAATATCAGGCTCATTGAGATTTTCTTGTTTAGTTGAAGGTTTGAAATGTAGGGTTTATAATTCAAGCACAAGCACATGGAGTGTTGCTTATACAAATAATCCTGCTTGGGTTTGTTGGGATATTCTTACTCAGCCTGTTTTTAATGAGAATGAAACAGTAAATAGATATGATGGATATAATCCCGCTTATCTTGATCTTATCAAATTTGCTGAATGGGCTGATTGGTGTGATGAAATTGTAGTAGGAACAAAACGAATTACATTTAACGGAATATTTGATAGTCAATTTGATGTTTGGGCTGCTGTTCTTAAAGTATGTGAAACAGGCAGAGCAATTCCTATTTGGAATGGAACTAATATTACGATTGTTATTGATAAGGCAGGAACAGAAACACAGCTATTTACAATAGGGAATATAGGAGTTGATTCATTTAAAGAGGTATTTCTTTCTGAAGCTGAACGAGCAGGAGAAATTGAAATTGATTTTATTAATAGTGAACGGGATTATGAAAAGGATAAATATACTTTAATAAATACAACAATAGGAAAACCTAGTAATAAAGCATCAATACAGATGATGGGCATAACTTCTCCTTTAGAAGCTTGGAGAGCTGCTAAATACAAATTGCTTTGTAATCAATATCTTTTGAGGATGATTGAATTTAATGCCGATGTTGATGCTATTGCTTGTACTGTAGGGGATATTGTTAGAGTAGGGCATTCTGTTCCTGCGTGGGGAACAGGAGGAAGGGTTGTTTCAGCAACAACAAATACTATTACATTGGATCAATCTGTGACGATTGAAGCAGGACATACTTATGAAATACTTGTGAAATTATCTGATGACTCAATTGCTGATAAGGTCATTGCTACTTCTATTGCTGGAAACTATACAACTTTAACAATAAGTGGAACATTTGCAACAATTCCTTCTCAGTTTGATGTTTTTACATTTGGAGAAACAAGCATTTCTTATAAGCCTTTTAGAATTATTGGGATGAGGAAAACTGCTGATCTGCGAATAACTCTTACAGGCATTGAATATAATGAATTAATTTATGATGGAGATGGAGAGTCTTATATTCAGCCTGCAAATAATTATTCTTCGTTAGAGCCTTTTGTGCAGGTGACTAATTTACAGTTGATGCAGGAAGTAGCTGTTGATAATTCAGAAGCATTGATTGCTAATATTACAGCCTTTTGGGCAGTAGGTGATAACACAATATATTCAGGAGCAAAGGTTTATGTTAGAGAAGTACAAGTTGATGGGTCTTATACTAATTGGCAATTTGATGGAGAAACAAGAACAACTTCATATCGGGTTAAGAATGTTGTTTTAAGTAAAACATATCAAATTGGAGTTTTAGGAATTAATTTTACAGGATTAACAGTTCCGTTCACGAGTATTGTAACAGCAAATATTACAATCCAAAGTGATCCTTCGTTCTTTTCAGAGTTTTTGAAGAAAAGAGTTTCAGGGCTTCAGTTAATTGATGATCCTAACGGAGATGAATTTGACGGGAAGGATTGTAAAATACAATGGAATTCTGTTTCGGGAGTTGATATTTCTGTTGGAGCAGGATATGAGGAAATGGGTGCAGGGTATAGAGGGCCTAATGCTTGGCTTAAAGATTATGAAGTTAAGGTTTTGACTACAGCAGGAGCTACTTTAAGTACTCATTATGTACAGGACACAAAATTTGTTTATTCGTTTATTCAGAATAATTTTGATACAGGCAATGTTCCAAATGCTTCATTCAAATTTGAAGTAAAAGCAAGGAGTAAGCTTTCCGATGTTTCATTGCTTCCGGCACGATTAACTGTAACAAATACTTCTCCTAGTGCTATTACAAATTTAACAACAAATGCAACTGTTGGAGGAGTTGTTTTTAGTTGGGATGCAAACACTGAAGAAGATTTGTTGGGGTATTATGTTAGAACAAAAGCAGGTTCAGGAAGTTTTAGTTCTTGGGAAATTATAACTGATAATAAATATACAAGAATTTTAACAGCAGCAGAAATAACAGCCCAAACAAATAAAGCTTTGGTTTACATTGAAGTTCAAGCAATTGATGTTTTTAGTCAAGTTTCTTCTTCTGAGACTGCTTCAGCAAAAGCAGANACAATTTCAGATAATATCTTCCAGTTGGTTGCGACGAAATCAGGNGGAACAGGAAATGCTTCAGATTTATATGATGGGAATAAAACTTCAGGGGGAGTTACAATATGACCTGGGTTAATGTAGAAAATGTATATCCAAACTCTCATCTTTTTCATAAGGAATTGTTTTGGGTTGATAAAAACTGTAATTGCTATTTTGCTTTCAAATTGAATGAGGTTGATGATTGGACATTTTATGCAGGCAATGCTGCTCATGCTTTAGATACAGGAAGCTACCTTACTTCATATGGAACATCTGAAGCTTTAGCACAAACAAACTACTTAACGACAGTTAGAGATAGCAATGGGAAAGTGTTGGCTATCCTTCCTGCTAATTTTCAAGCAAAGTATGTAAGGATTTACATTGAATCAGGGAATACTACTACTATACATGAATGGCAGCCTTCAATATATATTACAGCACATGAGATTATATCTGGAACATTAGAAATCACTGATCTATTAACAGACGCTCCCTTAATTAAAGTAGTTGCTTCTTCTATTGACAGAATTAAAATAGGAAAAGTAGGTTCTGCTTATGGGTTATTTGGATATGACGGGTCAAGTAATAAAGTATTTGAAATTTCTGATTCCTTAATTAATATTGCAGGATGGTCAATAAATGCAGCTTACTTAGCTAAGGACACGGGGATTGATTCTACATCTTCAGGCATGTCACCTACTGATTTTCCTTTTTATGCAGGTTCCACTTATGCTAATAGAGCTACAGCACCTTTTAGAGTAGAACCTTCAGGAGCTTTGACTGCAACTTCAGCAACTATATCAGGAACGATAACTGCAACTTTAGGATATGTTGGAGGGTGGGTTGTTGATGCCACATCTATTAAAGATGCTGCTGGTACAGTCGGGTTATCGTCTGCTGTTACAGGAGGAGATGACATACGGTTTTTTGCAGGCCATATCACACCTGCTTCTGCTCCTTTTAAAGTAACTGAGGCAGGTGTTCTTACTGCTACTTCGGGAAATATAGGGGGTTGGTCTTTAGGAGCAACTTCTTTGACAGGAACGGGAATTACATTCTCAAGTACAGGAGATGCTTATTTAGCTATTGGGACAACTCCTCCGACATCACCAACTGTTGGAACAGGAATTTTTATTAATAAGACAGGGCTATTTGGATTAAATGCAAATAACCCAAGATTTAAAATACTTGAAGACGGATCAGGTTTTCTTGGAGCTTCAGATGTTTTATCTTGGACTACTGCTGGGGTTACTTCCCTTTCTGGCTTTGGGCTCACTGCTTCTGATTTGACAAAAACAGCTTCAGGGAATACTACAATAGTTTCTTCTGGAGCAACAGCATTTACAGCCGGTCCGACAGGTTCGCCAACATTTACTGTTACCCAAGCAGGTGTTCTTACTGCTACTTCGGGATATATAGGTGGAGCTACAAACGGATGGGCAATAACAGCAGGATTATTGACTGCTATAGGAACAGGAATTATTCAAACTTCTGCAACAGCGAACACAGGAATCAAACTAGATTCTACTTCTATTAGAGGATATAATGGAACTGCTCAAACAATAAACATTGCTGCTGATGGTTCTGGATGGTTAGGGTTGACAGGAACACGAGCATTGTCGTGGACAACTGCTGGTGTTGCTACTATCGGTGGTTACACAACAACAGCAACAGCTTTATATGCAGGCACAACTTCTACAAGAATACAATTGGACACTACTGCCGGTATTCACTTAGGCGCAACTGCTTTTGCTGACGCTCCCTTTAGGGTGTCGTTAGCAGGTGATTTAGTTGCAACATCAGCTAATATCACAGGAATAATAACAGCAACTTCTGGCTCTTTTACTGGAACAGTCAATGCTACTTTTGGCAAATTCGGAACATCGACAAATTATTGGGGCGTTGGTGCAACTGGATTAACTGCGACTTCAGCATCTACAGATGTAATAATCAATTATGGAAAAACAGATTTTGATAATACCGTTTCTGGATTTATTTTGGGTTATGACTTCTCTGCATCAGCAGCTAAATTCTATGTTGGTGACGCAACTTCTTATCTGAATTGGGATGGAACAGCTTTAACTTACACTAAAGGTACATTAATTGAAACTATTATCCAAATGTACACTTCTGTTGCTTCATTAGCTACTTCTGCAACTGCTGGTGATGGATCAGCTAATTCGGCTGGAATCAAGATTACTTATGAGGGATTGTTCGGATGTGGAGCAAATCAGACGGCTACTTTGGCAGCAGCAAATGCTAATGTGAGAATATTGGCAACGGGGGCTGCAATCCTAACTGATGTTACTTTAACAACTTCAGCAGTAAACGCAATCACAGTTAATTATGGTTCTAATGTTTTATTGAAAGAGGGGGGGTCACTTCGTTTTACTTCTGTAGCTGCACCAGGTGCTTGCACAGCAACTTTAGTAGCAACAGGAACAGGCAACGTCACTGACGGAAGCCACGAGTATTGTATCACATTTGTAACTGCAACTGGAGAAACTAGTATAGGAACAACGTCTAACTCGGTTACTGTTGATGCTTCCCATAAACAGATAGACTTAACAAGCATTCCTGTTAGTAGTTCCTCTTCTGTTACAGCGAGGAAGATTTACCGGACTTTAGCAGGAGGTTCAATACATTTTTATCTTGCGACTATTAGTGATAACACAACTACTGTTTATACGGATAATATTGCAGACGGTAGTTTGGGGACATATTCGTGGGATACAAGACAAAACGATACATTCGGCAAAATAATTAATGATTCAATTGAGGTTTTTAGTGTTGGAAGCACAAACACCCTTTTGGGGTATAATACAGCACAGGCAACAAATCTTGGGAAGAATATAACTTTTATAGGAGCAAATGCAGGATATTCTAATACTATAGGTGGTGCTTCGGTTGCTGTTGGCGGAAATGCTCTTTATTATAACATTACAGGCAATTATAATGCTTGTGTTGGTTATGATTCTTTAAAAAAAGCAACTGCTTCGGGCAATGCTGCTATTGGTGCTTATTCGGGATGGGCTATAACGTCTGGAACAAATAATGTTTTTCTTGGATATGGTGCGGGCCAGAATAGTCAATTAGCAACGG